GCCTGTGTTGACTTGGACTTGGGCAATAACTGTATTCCCCGATGAAACAAACCCTTCCGATCCGGTAAGACCGTTGCTTGCTCCGATTGATCCCCCCCACATAACATAGAAAATGACCTGTACATTGTTATCATTATTGGGCCCGAATGTCTTCCCCGAAAGAGCGGCGGTTGGAACAGTGAAAGTATATTTCTGCCAGCTGGACGTAAGCGTAAAGACTTGCCCACCAAGTTGGTCGGTAGGCGATCCCCCGGAACCATAGCTTTGATTAAATGAGACACCAATTTTCTTCCCTGCAATATTGCTTTTTGCCCAAAAACTAACGGTAAGTTTTTTTTCGACACCACAAAGGCATTGCGTTCCGAATTCGATTTTTTGGCCGATTGCATGGACAGCGTTTGCCCCAAGTCCACTACCTGCGCCATTCCACGCAATTTCGTAGCAGTAGTAGCTGCCCGGAATCTCCCCTGGGATCGGAATTTGCGCGTGAGTGATTAGACTCGGTAACGTTCCTCCTCCAGCATTACTGATAACTTGCCAGCGGTCGGATGTAAATGTATAATTTGCGGGGTTACTGAAGCTATTCCCCCTCTGCCATATGTCAAAGTTGCCGTTAATGATCGCCTGGCGAGCCATGTTAAACGGTAGGGCTGCTATAGCCGTATTCACAAACGCCGTCGTCGCTATCTGGGTGTTGTTGGTCCCTGCCGCCGCTGTCGGTGCGGTTGGCGTGCCGGTAAAGGCAGGAGATGCCAGCGGCGCTCTTGTCGTATCCGTCGGGTGCCGGTGATCCTCTCGCGCATATGCCGTACTGGTGCCGACCGCGGCTGTGCCGTCCATGAGCGGCGTTGCCGTACCGGCGGTTGCTCCGTCTGTGATTCCATCAAGTTTTGCCTTGTCCGCTGCGCTCATGAACCCGGCAGCGGACGTTGTCGCCACCGCATGCGCCGTGCCGCCTGCGCCAACGTGAGAGGACGGCGCCGCGTCCGTAATTCCGTATCCGGACAGCGTCGTCGGCTTGCCCGTCAATTCGGAAAACGCGACATTTCCCCATGCGATGCTGCCCGCAGTCGAACCGGCTTTCAACACTTTGCCGTTGTTCGTCGTGCCGGTCGCCGGTACATGCAAATTGCCGTCGCCGGTCGGGTGCGTGTAGTTATTGGCGCCTGCGGCAATTCCGTCCAACTTGCTTTTGTCCGCCGCGCTCATAAATCCCGCCGCCGACGCCGTCGCCACCGCATGCGCCGTACCGCCCGACCCGATATGCGCCGTCAAGTTCGCCTGCACGGCATCGGCCTTGTTCGTCGCATCGGCCGCAGCGGATGCGATCGCGGCATCCACCTCCGCCTTGCGGGCGATGTCGTCGGCTGCCGACGGCGCGGCGACTTTGGCCCGGCCGGAGGCGTCGCGCTGCATGATCGCGCCCGCCGTGGCCGCCGAGGTCGCGCCGTGGACTCCCGCTGTCGCATCCATATGCGCTTTGGCCGCCTCAAGCGTCGTCGCAGGGGCCGTGCGCCAACTGCTTTTGCCCGTGATCGCCTTGATCATGTAGCCAAGCCAGCCGAACAGGCTGGTCAGCGTGCCGCTGTCGCCGGCAGGCGCCGTCGTGTCCGTAATCGTCCGGTTTCCGATGACGGCATCCGTAGCCGAGCCCGCTCCGGCGACAAGCTCGAAGGTCAAAGCCGTCGTCCCGAGCGTGATGGGGCCGGTGTTGGACAAGCGCCATTGCTTTTTCCCGTTGGACGAGCCTTCCTTGACATATACCAAAAGGCCGCTGGCCAATTTGCCGGATACATCGGCATCGGATGCCCGTGTCCAGGGACCCTCCGCTGCCGTATAAATGCCGTTCTGACTGCCTGTCGTCTGGTTTTTGACCAGCACCCGGTCGCCCGCGGCAAGCGCGACGCCGTCAATCGTTTGCAGCCCCGAAAGCGTGATATTCGCGGTCGTGGCCGCCCGAACGTCGGCATTGACCGCTTTTAACCCGAGCGCGGCGTCGATTTTGTCCCAGTTGTCGTTCAGCATTGTCTGGATATTAAACGTGTCGGCGCCGTCGGTCGCGGGGTTTTTCTTCAACAAATTCCATAACGATGTAAAGACCGGCATGATATCCCCCTCCTACCCATCCAAAAACGGCGCGAAGTCCGTTAGCGGATGGCTTTGAAGTTGATTGATCGTCATTTGATTCACTTCCGAGACGGTCAGATAACGATAGGCGTATTGAACTTCGAGATGAGCGGGCTTAACCTCTTCGATCGCCGCTTTCAAATCGTCGAGGTTGGGCGGCAAACCGACGCTGTCGACGAACTTGACCGTAAAACGGTACAAAGCGGGCTGCTGCGTCACTTCGATTTTGCCGTTGGCGTAGGATTCCCCGATGCTTTTCAGCAGCTCGACCGTCACCGTTCCAGTCCCCCGGATTTTGGAAATCAGATAGCTTCTGCGCTGATCCAGGGGTTTGGACGCATCCGTTTCGATGCCGAACTCTTTTTCCCACACATCCAATCCCCAAGTCGCCGTCCCCACAAAAAACTGGTCCAAAATCTCGTCCAGCGCCCGCTGCAGCCGATCCAGCTCGGTTCCCTGGGCATCCGCAATCGCGCTCATGATCCGGGACGTGGCGTAATACCCCGGCAAATAGGACATGATCCGCCGGCCGCTAGCACTCGTCACCAAATCAGACACGGACATTCACCGTCCCGGCGACGGCCACCTGGCCAAGCCCGATCTCGATGTTGCCCGTCCCCCCGTTCAGGGTGAGTTCGGAAAGATCCACGATCTGCGGAATGTCCAGCAAAAACGCCGAAAGCCGCGAATACCGCACGACCGAATCGGCAAAAGCCAGCTCCCGCAAATAATCCCGCAAAGCCTGGGCAATCGCGCTCTGGGCCTGGTCCAAAGTCGCTCCGGAGACCAGCGTCAGCTTCGCGCTGACGTTAATGGGGATTTCCTCGGCGGAAGCGACGGTGACGCTCGCTCCGATCGGCGCTTTGCCCGATCCGGCCGCGGGGTCGGGCGCGATATAGTTTTGCACCGCTGCCACGAGTTCGCTTGAAGCCGCCCGTTTTTCCTTGTCGATGATAAAAACCTTGACCGTTCCCGGCCCGTTCCACAAAGGCTGCACCTGCACGCCTCCAACCCCGTCCACCTCGAGCCCCCACTGCACGTAGTCCGCCTTGTTGCCGCTGGTTCCCGGACTCCGGACTTTGAGCATCAGCCGCTCGAGCAGCGAAGCGTCGCTTTCGGCCTCCGCTCCGCCGGTCGTGGCAGCCGGATTGGAAATGCCCGTCACGCCGGGAATGGACGAGACGGGAACGTTGATCGCGCCGGCCGCCACATTCCCCAAGCTGCCCGCCTCGACCGCCTTGATGCCGACGAGTGCCATTCCCTGCGCGTTCAACACCGCCTCAGCCGTCGTTTCAAATTCAATCGAAGGCGTCCCGCTGACGGGGTCCGCGGAAGTGGCCACACGCGTCCCTGCGGGAACGGTCGTTCCCGGCTCTCCGCTCAGTTGAACCTGGCCTTCCGCCGCTTTGGCGGGACGGCGCGTCACCCCGTGCTCCTCGCAGCGCAGATCGAGATAGCCGCCAAACGTCGTCGAGGCGAAGCCCCGCCTCAGCACTTCCTGCGCCCAATTCGCGGACATATACAGCTCATAAGCGGCAGGAGCCAGCGAATCCCAAATAAAAGACCCTTCGGACTTGTCCACATGGTCCGGCACCCGCGCCAGCATCCGCCGGCGAATCGCTTCCTCCGTCTGGTCCTGCAAAAAATCCGGCAAATCCGCCATACCGTCACCACGCTTTCCGTAATCGCGTCCTCGGCGTTCCGGGACGCATGAATGAGATGAATGAACGAAAAACCGCCCGCTCAGACGAACGGACGGTGAAGTTGAAGCAGGGATGCCGTTGCGGTTTCAACCCACACTCCCGGCAAGGAGCGGCAATACGGCTCCCAAATCCATTAGCTTCAATCACATCGCATTCACCAGACTGCCTTGCAGCACGATCGAGTCGTCCCGCACGCTCCGCGCTTCGCAGGTGAAGAAGCATTGATCCCCCTGCCAGTCGAACGCGAAATTTCCAACCGACTCGGTTCGGGGGTCCGTCATCAGCGTTTCGGTCGTAATGCGCATAATTTCGCTCTCCACGGCGGAGCGCGACAGGCCGAGCCCGATCAGCGTTTCGAACTCCTGGCCGTAATTGCGCGAATAGACAAGGTAGCGGTACCGTTCGGTCTGCAGCGCCTTGCGGCACCACTCCAGCCACGCATCCGCCCCTTCCGCTTCGGCGATCCGGCCGGTAGGCGTCAGCACGAACTCCCCCGCGTCATAATCGAAGCGAACCCCGCTGCCGAACTTGACCTCGTTTTCCTCGGATTCCGCCGCCTCGACAGCCGCCTCTTCTTCCGGAAACAGATTAGCCACCCGCGCCCACCACCTTGCAGACGACGACGGCCTGGCTGCCGTTGTTCACCGGCACCGCCAGCACCCGGTCGCCCGCGCGCAAGCCTTCCTGCCAGTTGAGCCGCACTTCCTCCACTTCCGTCTCGTCAAAGTCAAAGCGGATCGGCTGCGACACACTCGCGCCGGGCAGCGGCGTTCCGTCCGCCTGAACCGGCGTCGTCATCGTCCCCGTCAGCGAAAACTTCGGAACGTGCAGCTTCGCCAGCCAATCCGCCACCAGATAGTCCGGGATGGCGTGATTAAACGAATCGAGCTTCAGCCCGCCCCCCGTAATCGTCCCCAGCTCGGCCGGCAAGCCCGACACCGCCTTGGAGGCGAGGCCGGCCATGCGGCTTTCGAGCGTGGACACGAGCTTTTTGAACGGATCAGACACAGAAGTCCCTCCTTACTTTCGGCTCCGTGGACAGCTCCAGCTCCATATGTCCCGGCGTGCCCAGCCGATGCTTGACGTAATGAACGATCAGGTCCATTCCGTTCAGCCGCACCTTGTCGCCCGCGCGGATCGTGTTGATGTCGGGAGCCGTGACCGAGAACGTTTCCTGCATGCCCATCAGCAAATTTTTGGCGGCTTTTTGCGCCTGGGCGACCGTTTCGACCGAAGCGTCCTGGAGCACCTTTTGCAGCGTGCCGTATTTGGCGGTCTCGCCTTTGACCACGGCCAGCACCGGAGACAGCTTGTCGTCCCCGCTTTGACAGCCCAGCACCTTCACCTGCGTGACCGCGCCTTCCAGCGTCCGGGTCTGGGCCACCGACTCGACCTCCGCCAGCTCCCAAACTTCCGCATTGCCGCCGATTTTCACCAAAGACAGCCCTTCCGGCGTCATCCGGGCCCTGTACAGGTCCCCGCCTTTTTCCGCCGTCTCCTTCAAATCTCCCTGGATCATGGAAAAAATCGACTGGCTCCGCTTGATGCTCCGCGCAAGCGTAATCCGGGTGTCGGGAACGCTGCCGACCGGAATGCCCCATTCTTTGGCGTACAGCTTCAGGCGCTGCGATGCGGTCTGCCCGGCGGGCATAAGCCGCTCGTCCTCGGACTTGGCCAGGTAGATCGTCCGGTCGTAAACGGTGACGGTCATTCGCTTGGTTCCGCTGTTGAAGCTTGTGCATTCCCATACCATGCCGGGGTGGAGCAGGTATTTCATGCCCTTAGAGCCGTACGGGACGCCCGAAATCCGGATGGGTTGCCCGGGCGCGATCCCCGGAAAATCCGGCGTAACCGCCAGCTGAATGCTTGCCCGGTACGCGATCTCCTCCAGCGAATCTTCCAGCGTGATCTCTTCGATCAGGTCGCGAAGATAATATTTGTCCGCCAACACCACCTCGTAGCTCATGGCATCACCAGCTTTTGCCCGGGAAAAATGCGGTTCGGATCGCTGCCAATCAGGGCTTTGTTTTTCTCGTAGATGGCGCTCCATTTGGAGCTGGAGCCCAGCTCCCGCTTCGCGATGCCCGACAGCGTGTCTCCCGCCGCGACCGTAACCACCTTCGGCACCGGCTTCGTGTCCGGGCGGGCGGCTTTGGCTGCCGAACCCGAGGTTCCCGAGGCGGCCGCCGCGGTGCGCACCTTCATCTCCCGCCAGGTCCGGAAGGTGACGTCGAACGAGATGTCGCCCGGCTCGCCCCCTCTGAACACGGACGTGTGAGCGGCGACGAACACCAGGACGTTGACCCCCGTATCCGTAATGAGGAGCCGCACGGGCTGCTTGCTGTTCATCCAGATCGTCAGCCTATTCATGGCGGTCCGGGGATCGGGAATATTCCGGTAACGGCAGTAGGAAGGGTCATAGGTTTTGGGAAAAAAAGAAGAGAAGGCGATTTCCTTCACCTTCTCCTGCTGAGCCGCGTCCACTTCGCCGAGCGACAAAAGGTTGAACGTCTCGAATTGCTTGTCGCGCCGGATCGAAATCTCTTCCGGATTCACGGGGAAATGAAATTTCTCTCCGGAAGCGTCAATGAGATAAATGTCCATGTGCGCTCCCCTCTTTCAATGGACCGACCTGTATGTTAAACCCTGTTTTCCAGGGATTGTTGAATGGAAGCGGACAGCTTGGCGGTGATTTGCGCCGCTATGGCGTTGTAGTCCAGCTCTTGTTCCTTCACGGTCAACTGGACCGCGCCTGCCGCCACGCTGATGTTGATCGGAGCGGGCTGCTGAATGACCGGTCTCGCCCCCGCTGCCGCACCGGCCGCCGCAGCCGGTACCGCCCCGACCCCGAAGGACGGGGAAGGCTGCGGAGCCAGACTCCGGGACCTGGGGGCAGGCAAAGCCGCCGGTTCGTTTTCTTTGCGGAAAAGACTCGCGAGCTTGCCGAACAATCCGGTGATCAAGTCGCCGGAAAGGCCTCCCGCCGCTCCCAACGCCAGCGCTCCGATTCCCGGCAAAGCCGCGCCGGCCGCTCTGCCCGTAAAACCTCGGGCTGCCGTACCGACGGCGGCATTTCTTCCTTTGAACAGCCCGGCCGCCCCTTGGATCAGTCCGCCCACGGTCGCCGCCAAGGGCAATGGCGCCTGCTGGCCGCCTCTGCCAAACAGCCGGGTAAAGAGGTTGCTCCGCCTTGGGCCGGCCCGGTTCCGCACGAAGCCGCCAGGGGATGAGGCTTTTCCGCTTTCGTCAAGCCCGGGGGCCGTGGCCGTTTCCGAACGGCTGGGCAAAGGAATGACTTTGCTTTCGCTTTTTGCCGCCGCTCCTGTCTTTTTCTTCTTTTTGCCAAAGGACATAAATCCTTTGATTTTGTTCACGGCTCCGCCGATTTTTTCGCCGACCCATTCGCCGGCCGCGCTTCCGGCCATGCCCAACGCCGCGGTGCCGATACCGGGCAGCACGAACGATCCGATCGCTGACCCGATCGCCCCGCCGGCTATGCTCCCGACCGTACGGCCGATCGCCTTGTTTCGCTCTTTGCCCGGCCTGGTCGACGCAATGTCGGCCACATCCGCAATGACTCCGAGCGGGCGCGCAATTTTGCCGGCGGCTTTGAAGGCTCGCTTGGCCCATGACCCGACTCCGCCAACCGGCCCCGCCACGATGGCCGCCGATGGCAGCTCGCGAGCCGGTCTGGACGTTTCGGAAGCCCGTTTGGCGGCCGCCGTTCCCGGGAAAGCAACGACTTTGCCCGACGATTTGGGAACGTCCGAACCTGGGCCCGCGGCGGGTTTGGATGGCGGCATACGCTTGATTTCGGCCGGGGTGTCGACCTCAGGGGGCTGCGGCAATCTCGTTTTTCCGGGCAGCCGTTTGATGTCGGGAAGCTCAGGCCCCTCGGGAAGCCGGGGAATTTCCGGCAGCCTCGGCTTTGCTGTCTGCGGCAGCGGAAAGCCGACGACATCCGGAAGCTTTTCCGCTTTGGGCACCGGCATGGCCTGCGCTTGCGCTTGTTTGGGATCGGGGCCCCGGAATTTGTCTTTGCATTTGCACTCGCAAATGCACTTGACGATGACGGAAGGCGGATTGGAAGGCGTATTGGAAGGCATGATGATTTGTTTCAGCAAGTCCTTCGCCACGTCTTTTAAGGTTTCCTTAAAAAACTCCAACCCTTCTGTGAGGATGTCCTTCTTATCGCCATCCGGGCTGCCCTTACCGTCCGCGCCGCCACCATCCTGCCTGCCGCCTGCTATCCGAACCGCCGCAACAAGGTCCAGCCTGGCCTTTACGTCCACGGCCACCTTGACCGTCGCTTCGATCACGGACTTTATCCGTTTCAGCACTTTTTCGTCCAATTCGATCTTGGCCTTCACGTCCAGCGTGGCCTTGACGGTCGTTTCGGCCATCGACTTGATGCGCTCAAGCGCTTTTATGTCCGTCTCGAACTTCGCCTTCAGCTTCACTTCCCAGGACGCGCTTGCCAGCATGTCCAGCTTCTTGTGAATGTTGGCGATCGGGACGCACAGGCAGTCGCTCAGCGCGATGCCGATGCGGACCCGCTTGCGGCTGAGCGCGTCGAGGCGCCGAAAGAGGCGCTCCATCTTCGCGTCCACTTTATCGAACGTGGTCAGCGTGAGCTTGCCGAGCAGCTCCGTCCCTTTCCGGAGCTGCTCCGTCCGCTTCCGCAGCCGCTCCAAATACTTGTCCAGCGTGCGGAGCGAGCCCGCCGCCTTGGACATACCGCCGGCATCGATAACCATATCGATTCCGGCCCGTTTCTGTTCAGCGATCTCATCCACCTCCCTTCCGTCCGGAGGACGCCGCCTGCTCCGCTTCCAGTTCGAGCTCCATGCTCGCCATCAGGAACAGCTGCTCGCCGCGCGGCAGCCGCCAGAAGACGCCGGGGCGAAGGTGGTGCCGCACCCAAATCGCATGCAGCATGCCCGCGATCGCCCCGGTGCGGATCAGTTTTTTACGTCTTCCAGCTCAGTGTTGAAGCCGGACAGGTCAAGGACGACATCGCCGAGCGCGGACAGCTCGCCCGCGAGCAGGATGCGCTTGATGACCTCCTCCGCCGTGCTCGCCTGAAACTTCGCGAGTAGCTGCGGGTTGCCCCAGTTCGGGGAGACGGTGCTCGCCGCGATCAGCGAAACGTTGAACAGCTCCTCGTCCAGCCGTTCGATCGTCTGTCCCCGCTTCTCCTTGCGCTCCGTGCAGCGCTCGCGGATGCCGAACACCTGCTTGCCGGTCAGCCCGCGCAACTTCACCGGAATGCCGAGCCGCTCCAGCAGCACCGTCCGCTCCGGAAGCGTGTCGGCATCAAGCAGGCGCTGCAGCACCTGCTCTTCCGTCAACAACTCCATTTCCGTCGACATGTCTTCGTCCTCCTCGCGATCGTAACGTTATCGTCAGCTTGCGACAATCGGGTCGAGCAGCTCGTAGCCTTCGAAGGTGAAGGCCGTCTCCTCCGTGACTTCCTCGCCCGCCGTCCAGTTGGCGAGCTGGATTTTGTCGGCCACGCAGCCGATCAGCTTGATCCGCTCGAAGCCGTAGCTTTCCGGATCGGCCAGCTTGTTGATGATTTCGAATTTCGCAAAGCCGCGGCGGATCATATCGCTCGTTACCTTGAAGCCGCTCATCGTGCCGGTGCCTTTTTTGGCGCCGAGCTTGTGGACGGTCCACTCCGCCCCCGACAGCTTCAGCTCGCGCTTCTCGACTTCGACCGAAGCCTCCAGATGGTTGATGTTCGTCTGCCACACTCCGTCGATGAACACTTGCCCGTAAGTGCCGAGAATGGCTCTGGTCGGATCCATCATGTTCCGTTATCCCCCTTATTGCACGACAAACGTGCCGAAAATTTGTTCCACCACGTCGGTGAGTTTCGCTTCCCACTTCAGGAAGACCTGATCGGGTTCCGGCGTAAACGCCGGATCGACGTAAACGTCGTAGCCCTCCGCCTCGATGACGCCGGCCTGGGCGAGCGTCTGCAAATACTGCTTGCACGCGCCGATCAGCGCGAGGCGGCCTTCTTCGGTGTTGTTCACCTTGCCGATGTAATGGTCCTCGGCCGTACGCTGCAGATCCGAATTGATCGTGTCGATGACGCGGATCGTCCGGATTTTTTTCCAGGCGTTGCTTTGATTTTCGCCGGGCGTCACCAGCGTGTTGATGCCGCGAAGCGCCTTGACCTGCCGTCCGTCGTGGATATGCAGGAAAACGCCGCCGCGAACGGCCTGCTCCTGCTCGGAACGGGTCCAGCGCCGGGTCACGTCCTCGAACGGAGCGGACGCATACGTCGTCGACTGGTTCAGGCTCTGGCCCGCGATCAGGCCGGCGACGTAAGCGGCCGTCTGGGCGGAGCTGTACTCCACGCCGGCCAGCTTCACGCCGGTGCCGACGTTGACGACGCCTTCGCTGTTGAAGCCCGCGCTGCGGGCGATGGCCTTGCTCACGGCGTCGGCCGCTTTGTCGTCCGCGGCGGAGCCGCCGACGACCAATACCGCGCCCGCGCCTTCCTCGCGGATGCGGGCAATCCAGGCCGCCGCGCTCGCAAGCAGCGCCGCGTCGGATACGCCGTCCAGCGCCACGGTGTTGAACGATTGCGTCTCGAATTCGGCAAATGCGGAAATATAGTCGCTGTTCGCAATGCCGGAAATCCCCGATTTGCCTCCGGTCAGAACCGCTCCGGATACGCTGGCGAGCGTGCCGTTGCCGTCATCCGTCTTCGTCGCGACGATCCACTTGTTGGCGGCGTCGCCATTAATCGCCTCGACGGCCGCCTGCACCGAGCCGTCCGCGAACGTGAAGGTGCGAAGCAGCTTCGTGCCTTCGTACAGCTTCAGTTCCTTCATCCCGGCATCGGCCGCGCTTGTCTGCACCGTCACCCGGAACTTGTTGCCGCGCTCGCCGCTGTATTTGGCCTCGAGCTTCAGCACTTCCGCCGGCGTCGTCGCGTTGTCCGTAAGCGTGATCGAGGCCTTCGCGTCCGTGCCGTCCGTCAGCCGGTACGCGAGCAGCTTGCTAGCGCCGCCCAGCAGCGCGAACTTCAGCGTCGTATACGCCGTCGCGCCGCCGCTGTCGTCCGCCGAGAACGTCTCGATCGCCTCATTTTCATTCGCAAGCTCCACGATCTGACGCACCGGACCCCAATGCGCCTTCACCGGGAGAATGACCGTCCCCCTCGCTCCTTGTCCGATCGCGGCCGTCGCCGCCGAACGAAACGCCATATAAAAGCCGGGCAACACCGGCAAATCCGTCGCACTCCAGTTGCCTCCCGCCATCTTACTTCACCTTCCTGTCCAAAAATTGATTGACGAAACGTTTCGCTTCCGCCACCGTCAGCTCTTCCTTGTCCACGCCGTGCAAAGCGCCCGCCAGAACCTCCGGCGGCACGCCGAACAGGACGGCGGAGCTTGCCGCGAGCTCCTCGCGGCCGTACTTGGCGGCCGTAGCCGCCGGTTTCTTCTCTGCCACAGAGCTTCACCTCATGACCTGATTTCGTTGAAAAACACTTCCCGCATCAGCGGAGCGTCGGTTGCGAAATGCTCCCGCTTGACCCGGCGCGACAGGACGACCGCAAGCTGCCCGTCCCTGACGGGATCGGCGCCGAAGCTTACCTTGCTCTCCTCCACGGCAAGCCACCGCCGGTCCGCCTCGGCCAGCACGATCTTGCCGTCCAGCTTCAGGCTCGAGGCAAGCCGCGACGCCGCCTCCCGCTCCTCCTGGTCGGATCGGCCCGCCACGTGGCCGATCAGGCGTTTGCGGACGACCAGCGCCGCCGCGTTGCCCGCCCCTGCCTCCCAGCCGTCCAATCTCCATAGGACGGCGGGACGATCATAGGAGCTTGGCCATTCGTTGAGGCATACCTGCCAGGGCTGCCCGAGCTGAGCCGCCGTCCAGGCGGCGACCGCTTCCAGCCAAGGATCGCTCGGCGCCGTCTCGGCCATGGCGGCCGGTTGAACGGCGTCCACCGCGAACCTCAGAGTCCGCGAAAGCGTCTGCCGCTCCTCGTCCACGCGGTCCCGGCCGAACGAACCGATATACCGGCAGAAGAAGACATCCCCCGTATCCGGGTCCGTCAGCGACCGCTCGTCCAGCGACCGGATGACGGCTGCAGCCAGGCGGTCCACCGCGTCAAAGCCCGCCGTCCCGGCTTCGTGCAGTTCCACTTCATAGCGCCGCCGAAACCCCGGAAACCCGCCGCTCCCGGTTTCTCTGCCCTGCCGAACGACCAGATAAGGCTTGCCGATCGAGGCGTAGTCCTCATGGGGTTCGAGCACCCTCCCGCCGATGTCGGGAATGTCAGCGGACAAGCGCTGACGGATTGCGTGTCTCATGACGAACTGCCACATCCTTTGCCGCCATCTTCGCTAAGCCTCCTACGCTTCGTTTTTGGGAGGGGAACATTTGTTCGCTCCTCTCGTCTATAGGTGGCAATCGTACGACATCATCCTACGAGAAAAACCGAGCCGCCGACGTTCGCCGCGATCTTCCGCTGCGCTCTGAGCACGTAGGTCGATACGCTGGACTTGCTGATGCCCAGAAGAGCGGCGATTTCCGCGTAGGAATAGCACTGGGCATGGGCCAGCACGTAGCATTCGCGCTCCCGCTCGGTAAGCCCCCGCAGCGCGGCTTCGATCCGTCGCCGGCGTTCCTCCCCGCCTTCATCGGCGACTTCTTCCTGACGGCAAACCGGAGCAACGGCAGGCAAACGGGACGGATCGGTCAAAATCTCCCGCTGCACGCCCGAACGCCGTTCGATTCCCCTCCGGTTGCCCGGACGCCTGCCCGTCTCCAGCCATTCGATGACGTAACTGCAGCTGTCGATCATTTCGAGCACCAGCTTGCGCTGCCGTTCCAATTCGAGCCATCTGTCCATTTGACCGGCCGAACGGACCGGCTCCAGGGCCGCGATTTCCCGCGTCAGCCGGTCGGCCGCAAGCAGCAAGCCTCTTCTCGTTTTCCGGTAATTGTCGGCTGTCGCTTTTCCCAAATCGATCGTTTTGCCGCAGCGTTTCGCTTCCTTCTCCAATTCCTTCGCCTCGCTCTCTCCGCTTTTTTTGCCAAATTGGCAAACCGACCCTATTCCAAAACCATCACGACCGAATAAACATCGTTCCCAGACAATTCCATAATGAGAACGTGTGTTCGATTATAGTTTGCCAATTAGGTAAATGTCAATCTATTTCTGCTATTTGAAATTTATTGTTTTGCCAAAAAGGAAAATGTGATAAAATGGAATCACCTTAATCCCGAAAGAAGGAAGATGTTCATGACGCTGGGCAAGCGCCTTCGCGAACGCAGAGAGAGCATGGGCAAGACGCAGATCGACGCGGCCAGGGACCTTGGCATCAGCAACGTGCAGCTCTCCCGTTACGAATCCGACGCCCGCAAGCCCGAACCCGGGATGCTGATCCGATTCGCGGAATATTACCGCACGACGGTCGATTATTTGCTCGGACGGACCGACGAGGCGGACCCGGGCACGTCCGAAGCGTTCGAGGAATTTATCCGGAACCCGGAACACGGCGTTTTTTTCAAAGATTATTTGGAAGCCCCGGAGGAGCGGAAAGCGGAGATGCTCCGGTTTTGGGCGTTCATTCGCGAGAAGGAGAAAGGCCGCAAGCCGGGAGACCGGCAAGGGGAATAA